GCGCGATCCGTTCCGGCTGCAGGAACATCGCGGACACGACGATCACGTCGGTGCAGTTGCGCTGTAGCGCGCGCTCGACCAGGCCGGCGCTGGCCTGATAGAGCACGTCGGCGGCGGTCGGCTTCGGCCAGTGCGTGTCGGGTCGGGCTTTCTTCTCGCGGCGCCACAGGAAGTGCAGGAACTGATGCTGCCGCTCGATGCGGCCGTCCAGCCGGAACTCGGCCACGGCGCAGCCGCGCGCGCGCAGACCCTCGACCAGCGCGACATGGACGTCGTGCGTCGAGAACTGCGCGCCTGGATGCACGACGAGGAACTTCTGCGGCATCATACCGGCGACGCCTCGACGCGATACATGCCGCCGCGGTGCTGGAACCGTCGATCGCCCTCGTCGTCGATCTCGACGTATTCGACCCGCTCCTCGCGGCGCACGTCCATGCAGTTAAATCCCGTGATCGTCAGGTTCGCGCTCTGCAGCAGGACATGCGCTCGAGCTGCCGCCGCCATCGCACCGGAGGCCGAGGTCGACGACTGCACCGCTTTGACCAGATACAGGGCCGACTCGAACCCGAGCGCCTTGACCTGCTGGTAGACGTCCTCGTGCGCCATCTGCGTCACGATCATATAAGGGCCAGTGGTGTCCTGCGGAGCGACGTCGCGGAACACCCCGCCAGGCGCGAGCGACGTCAAGGTGGCGTCGTTCGCCAGCTTCGCGATCACGGCAGCGGCCAGGGGCGAACTCACGAGACCGCCTCTCGCGCTTTCCGCTCCAGCATGTCGATCAGTTCCTGATCCATTGTGCGTCTGACTCTAGGAGCGACAACGGATACCACTGGGCGCGCGACCCGTGAATCTGGGCCACGGTTCGCTCCGCGCTTGGTGGTGCGTTTAGCCGTGCCGTACTCGTACAAGTGCGCGTGTGGAGCCGTGCTCGCGACCGCAATCGAGACCGCAGCGCCCTCCCGCCGAAGGCCACGCACCTTGACGCCACGACGCAGGTTGCCCTCCACCACCGGATACGCCTGCTTGATCTTCTCTGCGGCCTGCTGAGCCGCCGTCTTGATGATCGGCACCGCTTCATCAGCAAGCGCACTAGGCATCGCCGACAACTGCTCGCGCAAGCGATCCAGCCCGTTCCAGGAGAAGCTCACGCGATCTCCTCGCAGGCCAGATGCAGCAACTCGTTGCGCTCGTCGACGTTCTGCATCCCGCGCACGAACAGATACCGCGATCCGTAGGTCAGCCGCGTAATCGCCGAGACGCTGGCGTGATAGCGCATGGTGACGATGTGCGTGATGGGCGCGTCGATCGTATTGCCGACCAGGCGCTCGACGTTGCGCGGCGTCGCGGGTTCCAAGGAAGACCAGACCGGCGACGGCGAGGCCGCGGCATAGGTGTCAGTGAAGCCACCCTCGCCGTCGGCTGTGCGCGTCGGGTTCTCGACGGCAATCTCGTGCCGGAGTGATCCGATGATCGTCTTCATGGCACCTCGAGCAGCCGATACGGGGCCATCAGCCGCTCGGTGGTCGTCTTGGTGCTCGACGACGTCGAGGTCATCGTCTCCTGGCGCTGCTCGTAGAGGTCGCCGAGCAGCAGATACATCGCCATCTTCAGGCCGTCCGGCACCGCTGCGGCCGCGCCATAGCCACAGACCGCGCGCACCGTCACCGGCAGCAAGGCGTCCGTAAACAGCGACGGCAGCGAGATGTCCTCGTCCAGCTCGACGTATCCACGACCCGCGGTCGGGCCGGCAAACACGCGCACGTTATAGTCGGCGCTGCTGAACGTCTGCGTCGCACCGTCGTCGTCGAGATACGTGACCGAGGTCACGCTCTGCAGGGGTGCGCGCGGCACGATCAACGGCCGGCGCGTCTCCATCAGCGCGGCGTAGCGGAAGTCCCAGGTCTGCGTCGTCAACGCGCGACGAGTGTAGGTCTCGACCCATTGCCGAGCCGCCACGATCATGCCGGTGATCAGGCTGTTCTCGGACGTCGAATCGACGCGCAGATACAGCTTGGCCTCGGCGAGCGTCAACGGCTCGACCGACGGCGCCGTGATCAGCGTACTAACGGGCTGGGACTGCCACACGTCGTTTGACCTTCACTTCTGCCGGCACGACTGCCGCCACCTCCGGAGGTGCCATCGCTCGCGAGACGCCTTGATAGATCAACGCCGCCGCCAGATTGTCAGGCACGTCGACAGCGCCGACGCGCAGCACGCGATCGGACAGCACGACGTCCCGCAACATTTCGATGATCATATCGACAACACCCAAAATGAAGAGACGCGCCAAGGATATCCCCAGCGCGTCTCTCGTCTATTTACGCGAACGCCGAGTCGCCAACAGGCGCCGTGGCGGCCATGTGCTGGATGCAATCAGCCGAGAACGCCGCCGACGCGGTGCCGGTTTCGGTCGCCACCAGGCGCACGTAGCGCTTGCCGCCGACGTAGCCCATGACGCCGCGCATGTTGCTCTGCGTGGCCGCATCGTTGATCACCAGGTTGCTCCCCAGCAGACCGAGCGCCGCCGTCACGGTGACGGCATCGCTCAGCGCTGAGTCGTCCCCGTGCGTGATGGTGAACGTGAACAGGTTCGAAGCGTCAGCCGTGGTCACCGTCGCGAGCTGCACGACGAAGGAACACGAACTGAAGCCCTGCATGTCGATGATGTTGGTGCCATTCGCCGTAGCCGTCCGACTGGCATAGTTGAATGCGGAGGTCACTTTCAGGTCGTTGAGTAAATCGCGAAGCATTGTTTTTCTCCTGCTACTTAAATGGCGTTACGCCGAGAACTTGAGGAACTTGATGGCATCGAAGTCCACCACGCCACCGCCCACACGACGCACCGCGTGGAACGTCACGTAGGGATTGTTCGAGTAAGGGTCTCGCAGAACCGAGAGACCGATGCGATCGACAATCATGTAGCCAGCCGAGAAGTCGCCAAAGGCGATCGACAGGCTGTTGGCTGCGACCGCCGGCATGTCCTCAGCCTCGACCACCGCGTAGCCGAGCAACGTCGCCGGAGTGCCAGCCTGTGCGCTGGGCTGCCAGATGTAGTCGCCGTTGGAGGTCTTGAGCTGACGCGCACTCGCGAGCGTCGCCTTGCTCATCATCCACAGAGACTTGGCGCGGTAACCTGCCTTGACCTTGTAGGCCAAGTCAGTCAGCTTGTCGATGCCGTTGCTGGTGCTGCCGAAACCACCGCTGGTGCCGGTCACAACGTGCTCCAACTGACCCCAGGTGCGCGAGCTGTCAGCCGTTGCCGCCGTGGTGTAGGTCGTGAAGCCGCGAGGCTGCGCGACACCCGAGCCGGCCACGAACGACGTGTTCTCGCTCAGGGCGAAGTCACGGGCGATCTTCTCGCCAATCCAGGCTTCGATGTCGACCGCGGCATCCTCGAGCAGGACGGGCGAGATGCGCGGCGAGCTGCGCTGACTGTTGACTTCGATGCGATACTTCTTGAGCGACGGCGTGGTCGGATCGCTCGAGGCCGTCACTTCGTCCAGCCACGACACGGAGAGCTGGCCGTAGTCGACCGCGCCTTCGATGGCGTTGCCGGTGATGGCCTGGATGCGCGCGACCTGACGAACAGGCGACGTGTCGAAGATGCGCTGCACGATCGGGCCGACCACGGCCGCCGGCACGAGGTAGCCACCCGTGGTGTCATCGCTGACGCGAGCGCCCTTGATGCCATCCAGGGCCATCGCGTCACCCTTGCGGATGAAGCGCTGGAACGCCTTGCGGTGTTCGTCGCTCGTGTGCTCGACCACGGTCTCCGTGCGGGTCTGCGCGGCGGCGATCGCCTTCTGCGACTCGTTCAGCCGTTCGAGGTCGTTGTTGATCTTGGCGAGCTTGGCGTCGTATTCGGACACCGAGCTGCGCTTCTCGATCGCGGCCAGCTTCTCGTCGTTGGCGCTCTTGAACTGTTCCCACGCCTGGGCCTGCGCCTCAAGCACCTGTTTGATCTCATTCATGATCGATCGTCTCCACTAAGCGGTTACTAATTGAATCTCGCCACCAGCGCAGCGACATCCTCATCTGATAACGTGATCTCATTCGCCTCTGCCTCACGCAGCGCGCCTAATCCTCGACTGGCGATAAGCTTGCTTTGAGAACGGGAGAAGCCTGCATCGCGCAGGATACGCTCCAGCCCTCGATAGCCGCCGTCGGCGTTCTTCACGGAGTCGACTCGCGCGTCACTGTTGGCCGGGAACGTGACAGGCGAGACTTCCCAGAGGTTGATCTGCTTCAGCAAACGCGCATCGCGCTTGCGGTCGTATTCATCGCGCACCACCGAATACCCGATGGACAAGCCGCTGAGCGCGCCCATCTTCATCAGCGTGTAGGCTTCGTTGCCGAGCGTGGTGTCGGCCAGCTCGCCGATGACATGCAGGCCGTACTCGTCCTCATGCATCGCCGTCCAGACGCCAATCGGTGAGGCGGCATTGTGCTGCCAGAGCATCGCCGGCATGATTCCAGACTGATGCGACTTCTGCAGCGTCGCGGTGAAGGCACCAAACTCGACGATGTCGCCGTAGGCATCCTGCACGCCGAAGACCGAGCCGTAGCCCTCGAACGTGCGAGGTGCTTCGTGCGCCTTGAACTGGCAAGGCATCTGCCGCAGCGACAGCTGGCGATCGCCTTGGTTCATTTCGTCGATTCTCATCAGTTCGTCCCTCTTCGTCGTCGCCCACGCTCGACCCGGATCGCCGCCCCAGAGCAGCCAGGCAATCTTGCCGGCCGAGGGATACTCGTCATCGTCGTCGTCGTAGCCAGGCCCTGTTCGATCGATTTCGTGTCGCTCGAAGTAGGCATACATGCGACGGACGCGCTCGGGCGATAGTTCCGAACCGCTCAGGATCGCCCTGGCCGTCCCGACGCCGACCGCGGTGCCGCCGCGCCCGAACTCTTCACGGAACTCCAAGCCGATCGCGGCCTCGCGCTGCATGGCCTCGGTCGGTTGCAGGTCGATGGTCTCGCCGAGGTAACTAGCCATCCTCGCCCACCGACTGCATGTTGAGCGGCTCCAGGTATCGGTCGCCACCGTCGATCGGGTTCATGTTCTCGAGCTTGCGGATGTCGTTCACGCTCAGGAAGCCGGCGTTCCTGGCGACGCTGTAGGCGGCATACCGCGACTGCAGGTCGCCGCGCATCAGGCCGTCCAGCATCAGCTCGACGAAGAAGGTGCGCTTCTGCTGCGGTGAATCGCTCAGGATCGCGCAGTGGATCGCCTGCTCCAGACGCACCGCCCACGGCCTGATGCAGTGCGTCACGAACTCGATCGACTGCTGCTCGATGTTCGAGAAGGTCGCTTTGTCCAGGTCGCCGATCAGATGCGGCGGCACGCGGAAGATCGAGGCGATCTCTGACCGCAGGAACCGGCGCGTCTCCAGGTATTGCACGTCCTGGCTGGTCATCGAGAGTTTCTCGACGGACATGCCTTCCTCGAGCACCGCCGTCCCGCCGGCGCGACCGGAACCGGAGAAGGCGCGCTGCCAGGATTCGCGCAGGCGCGTCGCCGCTTCCTCATCGAGCATCTGCGGGTGCTTGATGACCACTGACGGCGTTGCGTCATTCTCTAAGATGCGCTGACCGTAACGCTGCGCCAGCCGCGCGCTCGACAGCGTCTCGGCTGAATCTTGGAGCACCGATCGACCGACTAACCCGTTCGTGCTCAGTCCTTTAAGGTGCAGGATCGGCGGATAGGTTGACGGATTCGGCTGCTCGTAGACTTCGGTCTTTCCCGCGCTTGGCCGGTAGGTGTAGATCAGGCCGTACGATCCCCGAGTAACCGTCATCCCGTCCGGGTCGAGCGGCAGCAACTCGATCACGTTGCCGGCGCCGTCGCGGATGATCTTGGCGTAGGCGTTCCCTCTCAGGAGCGCGTGCGACATCATCTGCTCGCGGAACTCCATCGAGGTCTGGAAGGGGTTCGGCTTGGTGCGGAGCAGGTCGTAGAGCGGATCGGCATCCGCGCGATCTTTGCCGCCATCCGCGCGCCGCCGATACAGGATCAGCGGCAGCGAGGCGGTGGTCTCCGCGATGACGCGGACGCAGGCATAGACCGCGGCGACCGAGAAGGCCAAGCTCTGCTTGTCCATCACCAGGCCGTCGCGGATAAAGTCTTCGAGCGCCGTGCCGCCGATCGTCAGGCTTTTCGAGCGTGGTGACGAGATACGGCCAAGCAGGCGATCGAGCAGACCTCTCTGAGTCGAGGGCATCCACCGCTACTAGCGCACGGATCGCCTGGGCAGGTCTAGGGCCCGTCTGGCGCTGTGCGGCTCTCTGCCACCCTATGCGGTTGTCGAGACCCCATTACTGCCCGTCTCGACGTTTCGGCGTGCGATATGACGGGTCGACGTCCGCGCGCATCACCAGCAGCCGTCGCGCCGCCGGCGAGGCCACCAGCACCCGCACCGCGCCCTTGTCGACCCAGCGCCGCACC